CTCCGATTCTTACCTCTAAATAAGCGCATGATGCGCTCCAATGGTGTCATCGATTTCTTCTGATACCTTGGTAGGAATAGAAGTTTAGGTAGCTGGTCTCGTAACTCAGAAACCAGCGGGGGAACGTCATACATAACCGTCGTTCGCACAACGGCGTTGTAATGTTCGATCCACCGCACTACCGAGGGATCCCTGTTCGGGACCCTCCGATGCCATCGTAGAACCTTAAACAGTTCACGCCGCCTAGGATGCTTGATAGAACATAACCAAGGATCCAAGGCCTCCAATGCATCAGCCCGTCGTTCAATATCGACGTGCGTAGGCACTGGGAGCTGAGCGAGATAATCTTCGAACAGCTCCTGATATCCCACCATCCGGTCGCCGGTTGGGCGACCATCAGGATTCATCCCTAGACCAACGGGATGGGGTACCTGAGCAAAGGCGTATATCGCTTCGCGGAAGGGCGCAGGGACCAAAAGTTCCACAGCGCCAAGACCAAACATCCTTACGACCCCAAGAGGGTCTCGTTTGGACCAGGACTTCCACTTTTCGACGTTCAAGGGACCGTTTCCGGTAATTACCTTTCCGGCGAACTCAGCAATGACGTTCGAGCTTATGGACTTCTGCTCTGATATAGGGCACCCATACTGCTGGAGGTACCAGCGATATCGCGCATGCACCTCATTATTTGAGATGCACACATCATCACCGAGGACGACAAACGTAGAGTGTAAACCCAAAGACACTTCGATGGATCTGAGTAATGCCCCGTGAGTAACGGCGAATGCCGCGAAACTCGGGAACAGACCCAACGGTTGGCCTTTTGTCCAGCGAATGAACGGTTTCCCGAACTTCTGGGAAACAGCATACGGAATGCGCCATTTTCCTTGCGAAATTGCTTGGAATAGAATTAGCGCTTGTGTGACTTCATTCTGCTTTGCAGAGGCAGGAGAGGCGTCTATGTTAGCTTCCAATAGCTTGCTTAGCGTCTTGATCTGCACACTTAGCGGAAATTCGTTCGTTGCGTCACTTAGGTCGACAGAGTGAACCGTCTTCCCCTCACCCAACCATTCTTGAATGAGCCGTACTCCGCGAGACTGATCAAAGGTACAATCCCAAGGACATGATGTCCGGAGATAGTCAAACAGACCCACCCCCAACTTTGACAGCACAGCCTGGTAGACCCTGAACGGGTTTGCAACGACACGGCACTTAGCTCCTCGCTCTTGGATGAACCCTATGCTCCCAACCACAGTGGGTGGGCACATCGGGTAGTCCGCCCTTTGAATAATATAAGGCGGAACAACTATTCCACAAGCGTCTTCGAAAATACCCGGTGCCCGGGCCATCAGGTCCTGGCAAAACGGGTCATCTAGAAGCATTCCAAGGTGCTGATCCAAAGTCATCTCTGACTCCACTTGGGTGTTGCGGACCCACCATTGGGCCCCATATACAGGCGCACGTTTCTCTGGCGACTGCACCCAAGCCTCCAAGGGGATATAGTTAGCATTGCGATAAGATGCTTTGCATGACCATATCTGTTCTGGGCTTACCGGTATATCTGGTAAACTTACCGAGGGGGATCCTGCTACCGATCTCGCGAACTTCAGCCACTGTCCCTCAGATAATTCTTTGAGGGTAATGCCCGAGTAAATCATAAGGGCATTAAGTGACCTAGTGATGGCGCGACCGTTCTTGGTACGGAACAGCCCACGGAAGGCCCCATACGGGGTCCCATCCGTGTGCAGCCGTATACCGGCCGTTGAAGAATCGAGTGGTTTACCTGCGATCCAATGCAGGTAACAGCTTTTGAGAGTTTTCACCCTCGCAACTGCCCACTCCGGTCCACAAGAAGCCATCCACACCTCGAACTGCTTAAGGCATGGTACTACAACTTCTTTAGGCAGACCA